CTTCGCCTGAGGCAACAGGTTGATCACACCATTACGTTCCAGACCACGCCTCAAGCTGCAATGGGTCTTATACCAGGCAACTACTTCAAGGTTGCCAGCAACTCAACGCATACCAGCAGGTTTAACAACGGTTCCGTTGATTCTGAAGGTTACGTAACAAGCGTCGATGGCCTGGCCAACGGCAGCCATTCTGTCTACTACTGGAAGTCTGGTACGGAAGGCGTTAGAGAAGGCACATTGATCGTGAGCGATAACAAAGTTACCGACTCGGCATTTTTCAACACCGTTTTCACTGTTGTTATGACGAGTGAGCAAAGCCGCGTGTACAAACTGGAGTCGCTAACGTATGGAGAGGACGGATTGATCGAAATTTCAGGATCTCACATGCCCCTGACTAGCGCTGGCACGTTAAAGATTCTGGATTGGAACTCTGCTGACTTTGAAGGTTTAGGAATCATTCTCTGACATGGCAGCCGTAGCATTCCCGAACTTAAAACCGTCTAGCCGGAGTTACACCCCTGGTACGTATCCGCAGACTGAGTTTCAAGCGCAAAACGGCGCAAAAACTATTGTGCGCTACGGCAACCGCAGGTTTGATTCAAAGCTGCAGTTGAGTTTCGCAAATATTGCTGATGCGGACGCAGCAAGCATTCTTTCGAATTACGAAGCGGTAAATGCTGATTGGGATTACGTCACCTTTACCGATAACGACGGCGCTGCCGGTGCAGGTGCATCTTTGGCGAGCTACTTGCGTGAATCGGGCGGTTCAGGACTGAAATGGCGTTATGACGGACCACCGCAGGTTGATTCGGTGTATCCAGGGCTGAGCACAGTTAGTTGCTCATTCATCGGCGTCTTAGACGCTAGCTAAACTTTGTTGGAGCGAGGTAAATCATGCCGTTCTACGCAGGCCAACAGGGCAAGCTATTTATTGACGGCAGTAGTACAGCTGCCGCAAAGGTGGTGAATTGGTCGTTTACCTCAGCACAAGGCACGCTTGAGACGACCACGTTAGGTGACACGGATAGAACCGCTGTATACGGCATCCGTAGCTTGAGCGGAAGCTGTCGGCTGTATTACTACAAATACACCTCAGGTGCAACGTCTTACAACGACTGCGCCACGTTGCTTGAAAAGGTCATCAAGATTTCCGGTGGAACGGCAGCCGGTGATGGTGAAAACGATGCTTCTGACCCGGTCACCTTTCGTTTGTATATCGACGATGGCACGTCCAGCGGCAAATACATTGACATCCCTGCGTTGATTACAAGCGTCAGCATGTCGATCAGCGTCGGCGAGGTGTTGGCGGCTGATGTCAGCTTTGAATCGAATGGCGCACCGCTTAGCGGAACTAACATCACTCAGGCAAGCTAATGGGCGTTTATCTAGGCACTGCCGGTCAAGTTGAGATTCGACGAGAATCTGGTGATCAAACATTAATCACGCAGCTAGACCCAAACGATGTCAATACAAGCCGAAATCGCTTTAGTGTTGACTTTGCACTGAGTTCACTGATCACAGGTGATCGCGTAACGATCGCCACGGTTGACGGATCTCCTTTAAAGCTCGTCGCCAATCATGTGGATGCATCTCTAAATTATTACCCTGACTGGAATGGCTACATCCATGTTGATGCAGTGGGAGGTTTGCGGCTATATACATCATTTGAAGCTTCGGTAAGTGGTTTTAGTGCTAATGCTTTGGCGCTAGTGCAGCCAGATTCTGCCGTTGAAATCACCATTAAAACCGAGGACCTTAGGTTTAACACTCTCGGCCAAGTGACGGATTTTGAGCTGACAACTAGCCGCGACCAAGTAAATACAGATGTACTTGGAACGGAATTTCACAGTTACTTTGAGGCTGGTTTAATTAGCGGCCAAGGCGCTTTGTCTTGTCACTGGGAGCATACAAAACGAAGCGGTTTAAAGAATAGCGAGCCCGACTACGAATTTTCCAGTTATTTGGCTCGACTGCTTTTACGCCTAAAGCAAGGTGCGTCATTTCAAGGCAAGTTTTACATCTATAACGGCCAAGACGGCGGCGCATCCGTCTGGTACGAGTCTGAATGCCTAGTCACAAGTTTTGCCGTCAACGTTGAGGCTACTCAAGTAATCAATACTCGCGTGCAGTTTGTTGCAACAGGGCCGATCACTTTAAACCAAGGGTTTACGACCGGTTATCTGCTACAGGAAAGCGGTTCAAAAGTCCTTCAAGAGGATGGCTCTGGTATTTTGCTGGATATTCCGGATTAGACTGAGCTTGTTTCCGCTAACCGCAACGGAAAGGAGTCATGCCCGATCTAGAAATCAGTAATTTGCCCGCACTGCCTGGTACGGGTCTTAATGGCAATGATCCAGTTGCGATTGCGGATCTGTCTGCGTCAGAGACAAAGAAGATCACAGCCAAAGACCTGGTTCAGTCGGGTGTTGCACTTGTTGACGACGCCAGCATCCCAGCGGCTAAGGTTGCTGCGCTTGGTTCTGCACAGCTTGCTGCTAACAGCGTTGGTAGCTCCCAGATTGCGGATAATTCTGTAGATACTGCTGCGATTCAAGCTAGTGCCGTCACTGACGCCAAGATCGCAAGTGGCGTTAGCGGTTCTAAGCTTTCCGATGGAACGGTCACCGCAGCAAAACTCGGCACTGTAACCGATCGCGGGCTTGATCAAGTTGGCGGAAATATCGGCCACACAAATACGGTCACTGCTGGTACGGCGGCCGGAATTACTTTTGACGCACAAGGTCACATTACCGCGACGGGTGCGATCCCGGCCTCGGATCTTCCTTTAGCTACAACAACGACAGTTGGTGGCGTTATTATTCCCACCGATGGCGGTTTGGAAGTTAGCGTTACAGGCGAGGTACGTCATGAGCACGACGTAACTGCTGACATCGTTGCAAACATCAGCTTTGATGAGCACGGTCACATCAATTATGTGACTGAACTTCAGCCAGGACATTTACCTATTGCCCTGACTAACGCTGTAGGTGCTGTGCAAGTTCCTGCGGCTCAAGGTTTGAGCATTGACGCTTCCGGTTCAATCGGCCTTACAAACACAGGTGTAACCGCTGGAACGTACACAAAGATTACTGTGGATGCCTATGGTCGGGCCACCACAGGAACAACACTGTCTGCGGCAGACATCCCGGATCTGAATGTTAGCAAGCTTACAGCAGGCACTCTTGCTACTGCACGCATCGCTGATGATGCAGTTACAGCCGCAAAACTAGCCGATAGGTCTACGACAACGATCGCGGAAACAACGCCCGCGAGTGGTGCATTTATTGGTCAGACGCACCTTAATTCACTTACTGGTGATTACTACTTATGGGACGGCAACGTCTGGCAACCTATCGGCATCAGCGTCGGCGAGATTGTACTTGCTGGAACGTATGACGCAAGCACCAATTTGCTTGATTCGGTAACTGCTGAAGGTTCAGCTGCTGGCTTTACAAACGGTGCTTCGTTGCCTGCGGCAGCCACTAATAATAGCCGTTACTACGTTGTTGTTTCGCAAACGGGTACAGGTACTGCGCCCGCTCCAACGGTAACGCTTGAGCCGCCTGATATTTTGCTGTCGAACGGTACAAGTTACGTACTGATCGAGACTTCGGAGACGATTACTGCACAGATCGCATCAAACGTTGGCTTTACGCCTTATGGCGACATCAATAGCACTAATGTTCAAGGCGCGATTGCAGAGCTTGAGGATGAAAAAGTTTCGCTTGCTGGCGATACTATGACAGGTGATTTGACACTAGGCGATGGTGTCAACCTTGTTTTTGAAGGCGCGACTGCAAATGATTATGAGACAACGGTAACTGTTGATGATCCAACAGCAGATAACACTATTACTATTCCGAATGAAACTGGAACTGTTGTAACAACTGGTGCAAGCGGTGTCGTGACTAGCGCGATGATCGCCGATGGCGCGATCGTCAATGCTGACATTAATGCTAATGCTGAGATTGCAGTTAGCAAACTTGCCGACGGTGCAGCACGCCAACTTTTGCAAACTGATGCAGCAGGCACTGGTGTTGAGTGGACCAGCAACGTTGACATCCCTGGGACGTTAGATGTAACTGGGGCGGCGACATTTGATAGCACTGCTAGCCATCCATTGGGCAGTGCATCCGCACCAACGATTGCTTTTACCGGTGACATTGACACGGGGATTTATTCACCCGGCGCAAACCAAGTAGCCATCTCGACTGGTGGCACTCAGCGAGCAACTATTGACAGCTCCGGCAGGCTGTTGGTTGGTACGTCTAGTGTAGTTGGAACAAGTGCTGACAACTCGTACTATGCCTTGTTGACTGTTAAGGGTGCTGCAACATCGTCTGGTGCCCAAGGGCAAATGGCACTAGTTCGAGGTGAAGGCTCTGCTGCTATTACTGCAGGCGAAACGATTGGTCGCATTGTTTTTGCAGACTCTAATGCTGGTAACTATGCATTAATTGATTGTACAGCAGATGGCACCGCTGGATCAGGTGACTACCCAGGCCGCCTCGTGTTCGCTACCACAGCCGACGGAGCAAGCAGCCCGACGGAACGCCTCCGCATCACATCGGACGGGAAACTAGGCTTGGGGACTAGTAGCCCTAGCGAAAGATTAACTGTTTCTGGGAATATCTCTTGCAATGGAACCCTCGATTTAACTGACTCGACAATTGATCTTTATTCACAGACTACCAACGCCGCTTCAAAAACATATCAACAGTTTTCTGATATAGGTGGAACTCAGACCGAGCAGGTTTACTTCAAAGCAAACGGCGAGGCGTACTTCCGAAACAGCGTAGGGGTCGGCACTACGAGTCCTAGCAGTCTTTTGCAGCTCACTGGTTCTGGAGTTGGCGCAAATTATTTAGTTATCAACGCCAGCAGCAGCGGTTCAGAAACGCTAGAGGTTGGTGTGCCGTCTGGCGGTGGGAATGTTCAATTAACAGCGACTCACACTGGGGGTGGAAGCAATTCCGCTGGCTTTATATTTAGAACACGTGCTGGTTCATCTGGCACTGCCGAGAGAGCACGCATCGACAGCTCGGGTCGCTTAGGTCTGGGGACTAGTGCGCCTGCATCGTTCTTACATGTTGATTCTGATAATACCTACGGAAGTGTTGTATTAAGCCGTGATGGCGGGGCAGCTGGTCGTCGGCCATTTGGTATTGGCATTTCAGGTGCAACAGATGCCAACCTAAGAATCAGCGCTTCAAATGATACTACTGGGGCAAATGCTTTTACAACGCAGCTTATTGATATTACTGCTGACGGGAAAGTAGGGATTGGCACTACGAGTCCTGCCGGTAATCTTGGGGTGCAGGTCGATACAGGAAAAGACGTAACGGTTGGCCTAACATCAGGCTCGCCAATGATCACCTACAGAAACGGATCTGGCGCTTGGTTCCATGTTGGCAAACACCCCACGAGTGATGCACTCATCTTTAGCAATGGCGCCACTACAACTACCAATGAGATGGCGCGGTTTGACAATGCCGGCAGGTTGTTAGTTGGCACGTCTTCAAGTCGTGCAATGTTTGGCTCAGTTAATAATCGCGTTCAAATTGAAGGCGATGGACACGCTAATTCTTCTTTATCACTAACTAGAACAGGTGGCGGCGCACCACAAATTAACCTTGCATCCT